ATGCTTTCCTTATTGGCTCCCGCTATTTCTAACTTTCTGATCTGCAAGGCTTCAGAACTTTTACCATACATCTCAATTTCAAGTTCAATGGTCTTTATAAGTTCTTTTGCTGTTAAGTTGGCCTTGGCGTTTTCATCATTAGCGCCAGCAACAATCGCCTCTTTAGCCTTTATCTCTTCCTTTAACTTATTGTAATCCTTGGTCAGAAACCTTACTGTTTGCGCTTCTTCCTCTCGCTCTTTTTTGGATTTTGCTATTCTGGATGATACAACACTGCCGCCGCCAACTGGTGTTATAACCATTTTGAACTCTTGGCTTGCTGTAGCCTTGGCTGCTTCGATGTTGTTTTCTAAATTTTTCAGTTCCTTGTTTAGATTTTCTATATCGGTGGTGGCTGCGCTTGCTCTTATTTGCTGATCTAAAGCTTTTCCTTGCCCTACATCATTTAATTTAACTATGCTATCAGTGAGTGACTTCATTTCCTCTTCAAGTGCTTTGGCTTGCTCACCAGTTCCACCCATAGTTTTCATTAGCACACCAAGCGCAGCAGAGCCAACAGCAATACCAGCACCAATCAACGCACCAGTAGCACCAAACCCACTAGCTAACTGTGAGCCTTGCTGCCCGATAATTAGCATTGTTGATTGTGCATTCATCCCTAGCATTTGGTATTGGACTGAAATATCCTGCAATTGCCAACCGATGTTCTGAGCTTGACCGCGTATGCCGCGCATTGAATTTTGTGTGTTGTTACTAGCGGCAACCTGCTCTTGCTGCGCTCTCACTAAACCTAAGATAGCTTTCTTTTGAGATAGTGTCGCTCCAGTACCTAAGCGCTGCAAGGCATTCATTTTTTCCTGACGCTCTGCGCTTTGTCCTGTACGTGCTGTTAAATGCTTGTACTCCCTAGAAAGCTGCTCAAAATTAGCTGTAGCTTTTTTTGATATGGTTGCTTGTCGCTCTGATTGCTTACTTGCCTCTTTGGTTTTTGCCACTAGCCGTTGCTTTGCTAAAACTAACTCTTCAACCTCGACTCTTTGTTTTTCAGTAGCATTAGCACCTAGCTTTTGCAATGCCAAGAAGACCTCTTGCTGTTCATTGGTCATAGTTAGCATGTGCGCTTGGTTTTTTAATGTGCTAGTAATTCGAGTGTAAGCTTGTGCGTTTTTATTAGCTTCACGCTCTATTTTCTTTATTTTGGCAAGATGTGCTTCTAACTCTTGGCTAGTCATTTTTACTGACTGATCCATATCACCAAAAGCTGACTCATAAGCAGCAGCAGCTTCTTTTGATGAATATGTGATAGACTTAGTTTTACTGACTATATCTTTAGCGCCTGTGACAAAACCTTTTGAGTCCAAGGTGAATTGGGTAGTAATTTTTCTTAATGTCATTAGTTAAACGCCTCTTTAAATGCGGCTATGGATTGCTTTGTTGACTGTTTGGGCATAGCAAGGGTAGGTTGATCTTTATTATCATCAATACTAAAAAAAACCTGCCACATAAGCAACTCATCTTGTGGATAAGCCATAACTTCGTGAACAGGTTTTCTTAATTGCATACATATTCGCTTAATAAGCAATAGTACGGGCGAGCTTAGGACTTGCTTTTTTTTTCCTTTACTGGTTCAGGCGGCTTGTTAACTTCATTACAAGCTTTGAACAATTCAATAACAGTATTGGTAGGCAAAAGCCCTATAATGGCATCAATTTTTTGATTATCATCAGTGATAGCTTCACCGTTAGAATCCTCAATTTTAATGAGGTTGCCATCATCTGCCACCATACAGGTTAGACACTTCATCACCATGAACCTGTCGTGAGGCACATTATCATCCTCATCGACATTTTCACTAACCCATTGCTGAAGCTTTACGCCATCACCAATGGTCATTTCGCGTATCATGATCTCGCCTAAACCATCAATTTCAAATTGCTTGGTTTTCTGCTCTAGACGCAGCGTTGATAAGGACATTAAGAGCCTACCACTGGATCAGTCCAGATAACAGCACCAGATTGTTTAGCCTTAACAGTAGCCATGCGCCAATCTTCAGATGTACCCTCATCAGCCTCAAAACCAAGAAGTGCTAGATTAACTACTGCCTCAGTGCCATCATCCCAAACGGTCTTCATGTTTATTTGCTTTTTGGCTCTAGCGGCTAATACAAGTTGTCGCTGATTAGCGTCTGTAGCATAGTATTGGAACTTAATGTCTTTGTCTGGAGTATCAGACATTGCAGCACCATACTCTTTTACTGTAGAAGATAATGTTGTTTTGTCTTTTGACGCTCCAACTGTACCTGTTGCACCGATAGAGGTGATACCATCTACCTCTGTAAAAACACCAGAAGCTCCATCTGGATCAAACTCAAATGATACGACTGCTCTTGCTAAAATAGGTTCCATTATTTACTCACCTGTCAAATGTTTTAATATCAATGAAAGCCATGAAAACCTTGCTATTAATGTTTGCTGGCTCATCATTCACGCTCAATATGTGTACTGCTTGAAACATACCACTTGTCATGCCATCAAGCAAGTTTATTTCTTTTATTATGGTATCACACTCATCACGACTTCTGCCAGATATACTTATTCGCCATATATCCCAAGTTCCACGTGAAACCCCTTTGAGTATTCTTTTCTTCCCATTAGAGTTATGAGTGTATGATAGCGCTGGCAGTGGCGCGTTTTTTGGCACAAAATCTGGGTACAACTTAGATGTTGTGGCATTAGAAACAACAGAGTACAATTCATCTTTATTCATTTTAAATACTTATCCATTAGCTTGCCAAGGTTTGACTCGATTTTAGCGAACGCAATTTCACTTTTCATATCAAATGCCCTACTAATAAAGTACGTTGGAGCAATACCCTTTGTCACTTTATCGCCATCGTTAACATTCGTGCTTTTTGCGTTACTCCGACCGCTATGGTATGCCTTATCTCCAGCATCTAGACTGTGAGGTTGAGTGCCAAACTCAAGCCAGAACGCATACATTGATGCTGGGATATCTTTACTGGCATTTTTACCAAAGATTGCCATAGCTGAATCTGATTTGAAAATGCCCGACTCAGCATAAGTGAAAGGATAGCCACTATTAAAACTCATACCTGAATTTGTTAAGGTTGATTTTTGATTTATCATCAGTCCAGTGTCAATTAAATCCATAGATGCTATGTTAGACACCATTTGATCGGTAACTATACTCCAGCCGTCATTGACCGCATCAACAACTTCTTTAGATGAGGCCATTTTAAGGAGATTGTTTATATCCTCATCAAACTCTTCCATACCCGTTGTTTTTACTGGCATCTAAATATCCCTAGAGACGGTAATAATAAGCTGACGATTTTTATCATCTGGCTTAATTGAATTAATGGTGTAGTCATTACCCCGCCACTCAATAATATCGTCATGCTGAATTTCAGCGCTACGCCTGATCAATATGGAGCATACTTCTGTGTTTGAGCTTACCCCCGCCTTGATCAATTCAGAGCCAGATAAAACCTGAACATTCGCTTTTGATGAACGGACTACATTATAATTATTTAGTAGCTGCCCCTTAGAACCCTGCTCACCTGTATGCCGTTTGATTTTTATTTGATGCCGTAACCGTCCTGATCTCATCATTAAACCTCTGGCAATTTTATTGCGTCAAGTATTGACACTGAATTTAACGGTATATCACTAACGCTCATTGTCACTGTATCTTCCCTGTTTTCATACATTGATGAAATTAACATCTTTATACCAAGAGCTGCTATTGAAGATTCATGCTGAGTTAAACCCAATATATTAAATGTGGCAGTTAAACTTTCTGGAATGACATTATCATGGATCACAAGCTTCTGTGATATTACATTGAATGAATAATTAACACTGCCGCCATCGGCATCCAATACAGAAACGGACTCAGCTTTTCCTAGCGGTATGAAATAAGATCCTTTACCTAAAAGCGCCTCGACAGTTCCCGATGAAAAGATCCTGTTAGTATATCTTTCAGCAAGATTAGTTGCCCCATCTATCAACGATTGTATGTACTCATTTTCTGAGTCATCGTCAATTATATTTAGCTGTGCTTTAGCATCGGCAAGAGAAACAATATCGACCTGTTGCTGGCTGACTATTCTTTTAAACATAAGTGTACCTACAAAAAAGGGTGGCGAATTGCCACCCTTATTATTAACGCCAATTTTAGTTAGCTAAATTAACTACCTGAATTAGTAGTGGCAACAACGATAACGATTGCATCACTTGCTTGAATGATAGTAAACATCTCTTTGTTGTTTTCTACATAACGAACACCTTGTTTTTTCATGGTGTTGATTTGCATGTAGTCAATGTCACCGTTTGCCATAGCAAATGCGCGACTTAGATCACCGTAAATCATAACAGGCGCATCAGTAGCTAACTGTGGTAATGTTTCATCAAAAACAACAGCCTTACCACGTAAGCGATCTTCTGAGCTGTCCATAAAACTGTTAGTCAGTAATGGTCTGCCAGTAGTATCTTTAACAGCTTCAAATACACTGTAGGTATCTTCAGTCATGTGCCAGCGAGCGTTAGCGCGATACTTTTGCGGCAACGCGCGAGTAACGGCTAGGATTAATGCAATTTTTTCTTCGTCCGTAGCACCTAATGAACCAGCAACGCCCGTTGGTATTGCAGGGAAGAATTCATGGCTACGAGCATCAGCAGGGTCAGCAGCCATTGTTGGTTTCCATGACTCACCCGATGTGTTAGTTATATCTAAGCGACCACTTGATAAGATACCACGACCGTTTTTATCACCGCCATCACCGTAAAGGACTTTGGTTGATAAGTCTACGCCAAACTGATCGCCCAACAAGCGAAGTAAATCTGAGTAAACATTATATGTTGTGCCAAAAAATGCTTCATCGGTAATTGGCGCGTTTGACATGATTTTAACTACATCAGACTTGACTTGACCGTACTCTTGAGTCGCAGTTGTCGGAAAGTCAGTGCCAGCAACGTTTTCAATACCATCTGCTGTTGCAGGGTACTTACTTAGTACCAATTCACGATATTCACGTGTTAAACCTTGACGCACACCGATTTGGCCAAGTATAGGCGATAAATCACGCGCATACTCAATAAGGTCTGTTGCTAAAACTTCTTGCACTGCTGTTGCAGCACTACCAGTGCCAGAACCATCATTGGAATCAGCTAGAGACAATGCTTTAGCTTGTTCAGCCATTGCACCTGAAAAGAAGCTATTAAAGTCACCGTAACCATGCGCTCCACCTTTACCATTAATAGGCATAGATTTGCCGATAAATTCATTAATGCTTTTCATCGCAAACTGACGCACAGCATTTTTTTGGTCTTCTGGTAACACTAACGCTGGCGCTTTGAATTTAGAACGAAGATCACTGATCTCGTTTTTCATTTCTTCAACTTCATCGGCTGAAAGTTTTGCACCATCATTTAATTTTGACTCTAAGGCTTTCACCTGCGTAGTAAGCTCATCGTTAGCTTTTTTTTGTAAATCTACTTGAGCAACCGCTTTTTCGAGCAACGCTTTTAATTCTTTGGCATCCATCGTTGGACTCCCTTATGTTAAAAATTGTGTGTATGTTATTTAATCCTAAGCGCTGACCACAGCGATTGCTAGACTGACCACAGAACAGCAATAAGGTGATACTATTCCACTTTTGCCATTAAATCAAATATATCATCCTCTTTGACATGAGTGCTTCTAACCATTTGATCAAAAATATCACCAACCTCTTCAGCGAAGCCTTTCGGATCGTAGTGGTTAGCTATCTTTTCGGCTTGGGATTTAGATAAACCTTGATTGCGTAAAAGCTTTTGCAATTCTCGTTTAGTGGGCAATTCACCGCCAGCAATACTTGACTTAATAGTCTCAAGCTGTGCATTTTCATCGCAAGAAAAATTTACCCAAGAAATTTCTTTAATATCAAGTTCAATTAAATTATTTACACCTGTTTTGCAGTCGTAGTCACTTTTTACCTCTACATAACCAATAGAAAAAGAGTCAAGCGCATTATCTTTAGCAAGAGTTTTAATGTCTCTACCCATTGTTGTGTCGGAAAGCTTACCTGTCATTCTCAACCCTTTCGCATCCTCTTCCATCTTGGAATAGGCACCGACAGGAAGTAATGTTGGATCATGTGACCAAAGCATTTTAGGCATAGTTCCATTTTCCATATGTTTGGCTATGCTTTTTGTGTAGCAACCATCCATAGGGCGATCACCCGCATGATCTATGTTATGCTTCGTATTACCATAACAAGTGAACGTGCCATCACTGTCATCATACTTAAAATCTGTGACGGGTACTTGTAAATATTTAACTTTCATCGACATTGGCTGATTCCTCTGTTAATTCGATTGTATTGTTTTCTTGTATTTGAGAATTTTGACGAGCCTCTTCTTGTAGTCTAGGCACATCGGTTAGCGTACCAAGGGTGATGTTATTCGTATCTATCGCATGAACATCACCACCATCAATAGGTTGCCAGCCAGTATCTTTTCTCATTTCGTTGATGGATATAGCGCCCAACTTAAATTGTTCACCAAGAGCTGTTACCGTTGAACCAAAATCTCCGCGAATAAAGCCACGCTCATCAAGTTTAACCTTTAAGTTTGCAGGTAAAATTTTATTGAGTGCAAATTCAAGTTTTACTACTAGCGGCATTAAGACATTGATGTAATAGTCCTGATTACTTGCCTTGGTATCAGTGCCAGCACCTACATCAACACCGATCCGATGAGGTGGAACTCTGAACAACGAGCATATATCTATTTTTGAATAGCGCCTTTCTTCGAGTAATTCAGCATCAGCAGGCGATATCGTTAACGGCTTGTATTTCAATCCCTGATCGACCATAACAATCTTGCCGCTATTTTTTTGCCCTACATACTGCTCAGTGAATTGTTCTCGCAACCTTTCTATGGCATTGCGATCTTTAAACACTAGATCGGATTCAAGTATGCCGCTTGGCATAGCTCCATTCTCCATCATGTCTGCTAGGTGCTTTTCTTGAGACATACCAAGACCTATAGCACTGCCACCACAGCCAATAGGGGATAGCCCATTAAAACCGTCAAGAGTATTGAGTTTTATGTGCATGACTTCATCGCCAGCCATCGCCATCTTAGGTTTACCATCATTAGTGTTGTAAATGTAGTAAACTCTCCCGTACTGATCCATTTGCACCGTCACATTGTCCTGATCCCTAAATGGCAATATTTCAGATACATTGCCCCTGTCATTCCTTACGGTGTAAGCGTAAAATCGACCTCTCGCCTCGATGCAGGTTATGTACATTTCAATAAAATCTTGCATACTCATAAAGTCATTTGGTGACTGAGTGAATATTCTATGCTCCCTGCCTTTTTCAACTACGTCATAGCCTTTATCACCTTTTCGCATAAGCATAGCTGGTAACTGGCCTACAGATTCAGCCTTATCTCTCCAGCAGGCGTAAACGGTGGCATGTTGGCTAGCTGTGTTTACATTAACCATAGATCCAGCGAACGTTTTGCCGCCAAAGAATCTAAAAACATCATTTGCCGCGATACTTTTAGTGTTTACAGAGTATAAATTACTAATAAGTGACTTTAAGCTCACAATAATTCCTTAACTAAAATAAGCCCCGATGCTCCAAGGCATTATGCTCGACTTTTTGTAATGTAGCACATGATAGCGCAATAATCGTGCTAATTATAGGGTCTATTTTATCGGTCTTTGCATTCTCTCGAACCACCTTTACATTGTTTTGATCCGTTACCTTTAATATGGCATTAGACGCAGCAAATTCGAGTAGCACATCATTGTAATGAAAAGTTTGCTCCTTAATAAGACCCTCAAGTTTTTTGGCTGGCTCAGACATATTACCTGTACCCTGTGAAACCGCTACCATAGGGTATCCATCATCAGACAAGTCTTCGGCTATTTCACGCATATGGTAAGGATCATAACCAAACATCTCAACCTCAAACTGAGAATAAGCCCACTTAATAAATTCTACAATAGGCTCATCCCTTATTGTCGCTGTGTTTAGTACCACCAAGTTACCATGATCAACAGCTTTTAAATAAATCTGTTTTAGATGATCGGTGACATTTAACATGGTTTGCTTTGGTAGGAAATTCATGTAAAAGCAATCTGCACCACCATCATCATTAGGGAAAAGCAGACAAAATGATGTAAGATCGTGAACAAGTGACCTATCCAGCCCTACGCAACACTTTTTCCCGTAATAATGAGATAACTTGCTGTCAAACTTACACGCGTACAACTCATCCATATCTAGCCACTTATCAGCGCCAGAAACAAACACGTTTAGATGCTTTGTTAGGAAATTTGCTTTTTCGGACGAGGAAAGTTGAGCTTCAACACAGCGATCACGCAAATACTCCATACTCGGCTGATAACCTAGCGCTGGATTTGCTTTATACCAGTTGTCCTCAAGATCCCATTGATCGCCTTTATCTATCTCGTAAATGAGATAAAGGTAAGCATCCTGTTCTCTATCGCCGTTTAATACCTGTTTACCCGCTTTGTTTAAGTCTGTACAAATACCATCCAGTACAGTGCCAGCAGTAGTTATAGTCAACATTAACCCCTCTGGCTGCGCACCAAACGCTGAAACCATTACACCGTAAAGGTTACGATCTTTTATAGCATGGCACTCATCCAGCGATGCAACAAGTGGGTTCAAGCCATCCAAACTGTTTGAATCACTAGCTAGCGGCTTAAACTCACCCTCTTGCGCTGGCAATAATATATCGTTAGCTCTGGCATTAAATATCGTTTGCAACCGTTTAGACAGCTTTATCATAACTTTGGCAGCAGACCATAAAATCTTGGCCTGATCGCGTTTTGTTGCCACTGAGTAAGCGCGAGGTCTAAAGTAGCCTGATTTGTACATGAAATATAGTGTTAACCCGCCAGCAAGCGTTGACTTACCACCTTTACGTGCAACCTGCACATAAGCATATTTGTACTTTCTAAGTCCTGTAGCCTTTATCTTCCATGCCACAAGGTTGCACACTAGAAATATCTGCCAGTGAAAAAGCTTAGTAGCAGTACCTACTAATTTTCCATCAGTGATCGGGATGAATTTAAACCATAGAACAATTGACTTGGCAGCCACTACGTCAAAGTAAACATCATCGCGCTCCAAGTCTCTGAGATGCCTCTCACAAGCGAGCCTAATCCACTTGCCAGCAACTAACTTTCCTGTAACTACATCGTGTGCGTACCTATGACACCACCTGTAATCTTGATCGCCTAGCATCAACTCAGGGTAGGCATACTGATCAATATTATCCATCAATACCCTTATCATTAATTGTAAAGTTTAAATGACTATATCTGCTTCGGCACCAAGCATCGTTCCATATGCCGTTTTCTATGTAATATGCTATAGGTGCCTCGCAGTGATACGCTTTCATTAGGTTAAATGAATCAATTCCTATCTGACTAATTATCAGCCGACTATGATTAGCTGAAATTTTCTGATTGAAACTCGATTTCTGTATCCTGTCTATGATTAGATAATAAAAAACAGATGACACAACTAAACAAAAAACAAAAAAGTAAATGTTATTTTTTTGCATCTTTACCCCCAAGCAGGTTGGCAATTATAAGAAATAAGTGCGCTATCGACAGAGAGGTAAACACAATGACGGTTGGTATTTTAGCCCACACCCAAAAAATATCATTGATGGTGTGATATGAAAAAAATGCCGCGTACATAAACACTGAAGATAACAAGAATAGAATTAATATCTTCATTATACTGACTCGAATCCATCGTCTTGGGGTTTAACCCCTCCACCGCCAGAAAGATTAAAACCTTTCCCTCTGCTTTGAGGTGACATTTGAAATTCTTTTATGTAAAAGCGAATATTTGCTTGAGCATCTTTAAGAACATTAATAGCTGGATTAGCTTTCGCTATCATATGACGTTCACTGCCTTGTACATCGAGCATCATACCGTTTAGATCAATGTCTTCTTGAGCTTTATCCATAGCTGCATAATTGATTGCCATCGTACCTATTGCATAGCTATCTTGGCTCCTTAATGGTACGTCATTGTCAACTAGTCTCCCTAATATCTCATAATAATAAGAAAGCGCTTCTTCAGTTCGCACGAATGGTGGTGGATTTTCTTCAATTTCTTTCATTTAAGGTTATTCCTTTTGATTTCATCTATATATTTTTGTTTGTCTTCCCCAGTAATTCTGAAGAAAACATTGATAAGGTGGTTAGCATCTGCAAAGAACTTCCCTGAACTCATCCCTGCCACTTGTCTTGATGCAGCAGCGGCATACTCAACAGCATCCTTATTGTTTGCAGCATCTTTGGCGTTGTTTTCGCGGTCTTCTTGGGTATATTTACCTTGATTTTGCTGGTCATCAACAAGAAAAAGTATATTTTTATTCA